CAGAATCGGTGATAGAGGAAGAAACACAGGATACATCAGAGGATAATACAACATATTATCAGGATGGGAAAATCTGTATCTATAATTACTCACAGCTGCAGCAGATTGGCTCTGGAAATCCGGAGTATTGGAAGCGTAATCCGATAACCTACCGTCTTTCGACAGGCGGTAGGTTTTTTGTGGTAAAGAAGTGAGGTTATAGGCTATTGTGAGACGGAATCTATCGTCAGGTTCGTCCCATACGGTTACAGAATTTACAAAGAGATCAATGACAGTCTGACAGAACTCTTCGTCATTGATATCCCCTTCACGAAACTTCTCTAACCAGAAGATTACCTGCTCTTTATCAATATAGACTTGGTGTGCCATTTCCTTTTTAAGCTGCACTTCCATGTCCTTCTTCTCAGTTTCAAGTTCTCCCATACGCTTTACAAGTATATCCGGGGCAGACCCGGTTTCAATAGCTTTCAGCAGATTGTTCAGAGACACGTTAACCTGTCTGATTCTGTCACGGATCACAGGGATGGGTGAATCACTCTCAATTTCCTGCCTGTTTCGATCACAGGCAATGGTAGCAATCTTCTCAATATATTCATCGGTCAGGAATGACATTGCGTCCTGTGCCACCAGTCTTTCAATCAGGTTCTTTTCCATGTTCCGCTTATTACATTGTTTATCCAGATTCTTTTTACCGTAACACCGATAATACAAATAGCCCTGTGAGTTGCCGTCAGCGTTCATGGCACTGCCGCAGTGTCCGCAGAATAGTTTCCCTGTCAGAAGGTAAGTATGCCTTGCCTTGTTTCTGGCAGGGGCTTTCTTTATCTTACCGATTCTCACCTGCACTCTGTCCCATAGGGCTTTATCTATGATCGGTGGGATAACATCTTCTGCCCGGTAGTCATGGTACTTGTAGACTCCGATATATTTCTCATTGCGGAAAATCTTAGTGAAGCTGCTCTTACCGAAGCGTGTTCCCTTGGAAGTCTTGTACCCACGGTTGTTGAATGTCCTGCATATCTCAGCTACGGACTCACCGTCTGCATACATCTGAAAGGCTTCCCGGACAATAGGAGCAGTGGTTTCATCAATCACCAGTTTCTTATCCACAGTCTTGTACCCCAGAGGGATAGCCCCTCCGATGGAGTTATGCTTCATAGCTGATTCTCTCATACCACGGTTGATTTTCTGTGAGAGTTCGGCACTGTAGAACTCTGCCATACCTTCAAGCACAGATTCCAGAATGATACCCTCTGGATCATTGCTGATGTTCTCTGTGGCTGAGATAAGCTGTACGCCGTTTCTCTTTAGACGGTACTTATAGTTGGCTGAGTCATACCGGGATCGGGCAAAGCGGTCAAGTTTATAGACAATGACTGCATCGAAGTTTCCCTTCTCTGAGTCCTTAATCATCTTCAAGAACTGGACTCTCTTCTCTATGTCCTTACTGGCAGAGGTGGCACGGTCAATATACATCTCTACGATTCTGATATTGTGTCTCTTGCAGAAGTCTTGGCAGACGTGCATCTGACCTTCTATGGACTGTTCGGTTTGGTTGCTGCTTGAGTATCTCAGATATAGACAAGCAGTCTTAATCTCTTCGTACATGGTTCTTCCTCCATTCCTCAATGCTTATTATCCTGCAATGATAGTTTCCCCTTTTGCATCCTTTTCATTCATGCAGACTTGGATGATTCTCATGCGTCCTTCTATAGAAGCACTTCTAAATGCGGAAATCAAAATACGCTCTTCCTCAGAAAGCTGAATAGATTCCTGAATAGGGATTGTTACAGTTCCCCGGTCATCGGAATTACCTAAGAGGTAATCCACAGTGCAATCAAAATACTGGGCTAATAAAGCAAGGTTCTTTTGGCTAGGGTTAGAGGTTTTCAGGTTACTGGCGAAGTTCTTACCAACGTGACTTTCGGTAAAAGCAGTTGTTTTATTCACTCCTTTTTCGGTGCATAATTCACCAATGCGTTTTAGTAATAAATCATTATTCATTCCTAAATCCTCCTAACTAGGGAATAAATTTTAAAATTTTTCCTAAAACCGCTTGACAAATTCCTAGATAGGGATTATTATAGGTTTTGTCAACAAGAGTTGTTTACAAAATAGGGTAAAGAAAACAAGCCCTCCGGGGGGATTTAATTTTGCCCCTGACGGTTTTCAATGGTTATATTGGTTCGACACCCATATTATAACCTTTGAAGAGTATTTTGTCAACTTTAGTTGATAAGGAAATCAACGAAAGGAGGTACTACGACATGGCAGAACGTGAGGACATTCGTGACCTACTCAAAAAGCACCATCTGACTCAGGTGTGGCTCATTAACCAGTTGAGTCTTAGAGGAATCGTTACGGATAAGACGGAAATGAGTTCCGTGCTTGCCGGGACACGAAGCGGCAGCAAAGCAGATGCAATCATCGAATTGTCTCACGACATTCTTGATAAGTACGAAGAAGGTTCTGTTCTTGTTAAGGAGTGATGATGGCAGTTCCTACGATGGAAGAAAGTGCTTTGTGTTCCCAGTTGATTGAGAGAGTCAAAGACTACTTCCAGTCAGCGGAACACAAGAAAGAGTTTGAAGAATGGTACAAGGCAAAGTACCACAAAGATTATGAATGGAGGAATTAACCATGAAAGAAGAAAACATTGGTGTATTAAGTGCAGGTGAGCGTTTCGGCTTCAAGGGTTTTGAATGGATCGTCCTTGACAACAACGTGGATGGTGGTGTTCTGGCAATCATGACATCTGCTTGGAACAACGAAGAGTATAGCTTCGATGATGACGGCTGCAACAACTACGCAAAGTCAAGCCTGCGTAGAAAGCTGCTCAATGAACTGCTTCCTGTGTTGGGTGAGGATAATCTTATTCCTCATGAGGTTGACTTGGTAGCTGATAACGGAGATGACCGTTACGGCACAGTCACAGATAGAGTTTTCATCCTGAGTTGTGATGAATACAGAAAGTACCGTAAGCACGTTCCGCTGCTTCCTGAATGGATGTGGACTTGCACACCTTGGTATATCACAGACGCCGGGAACAGTAACAGCGTTCGTCATGTGAGCAGTACGGGTAATCTGAGCAACAACGGTGCGAGCAACAGCGGTGGGGTTGCCCCGGCTTGTGTATTCAATCCGAAGAATCTTAAATTGCACCGTCAGGTGCAAATGGTGGAAGCGTAATGTCCACCAACAGTAACAAGAAAAATGGAAACCACTTTGAGGAAGAGTTTTGTGAACTGCTTGCCTTACACGGTTTCTGGGCACACAACATGGCACAGAATCAGGTAGGACAGCCCGCCGATGTGATTGCGGTTAAGAATGGCATCCCGGTCTTGATTGACTGCAAGGAATGTGAAACCAACCGCTTTCCATTATCCCGGATTGAAGGTAATCAGGAAGGGGCAATGACATTGTGGGAGCAGACAGGAAATGAGCATTGCTACTTCGCTATGAAACTGAAAGACGGACGCATTTACATGGTGTCTTTCGATGAACTCATGCTGAGACAGCTTTACGGTGAGGGAACGATCACTGAAAAGGAATTTCCACAGTACAAGACCTTTCGACAGTGGGTGGAGGAATTTGAATGATTACGGAAATCGGATCACGATTACGAATCACGAACCCTTCACCGGACATGGTTGACTGGTGTAAAAAACATTTAGAAATACCGAACCCGGAATATCAGAAGAAAGCCAGAATGAATCTCTGGTTGGGAGATACACCCAGAACCCTTGTAATGTATGAGGTTGACGGTGACTCAGTAATCATTCCGTTTGGGTGCTTACGATCAATCCTCCCGCTTCTGGAAGGGGACGTGAAGAAACTCTTTGCCAAACAGGTAAAGGTAGATTATAAGGGAGCGAAAGTATCGCTGTATGACTATCAGGAGGAAGCTGTAGGGGCAATGATTATCAATCATTACGGAATCTTACAGTCACCTGCCGGGTCAGGTAAGACGCAGATCGGCATAGCCCTTGCGTGTGCCATGCAGCTTAAAACACTTTGGCTTACCCATACAAAAGACCTGCTGACCCAGAGTAAGAACAGGGCAGCACA